ACTCCGGACAGTAATTATACGCTTGAATTACATTATTACTTTAGACCCACAAGTTTGACGGCTGGTTCTGACAGTGGTACTACTTGGATCAGCACTAACGCACCTTTTGCTTTGCTTTACGGCTCTTTGGTTGAGGCTTATACTTTTATGAAGGGTGAAGCAGATGTGGTACAAAACTATAATAATTTGTACTTACAATACATGGAGAGACTTAAAGACTTAGGAGAGGCCAGAGAAAATACAGATGGATACAGAGTTGGTCTACCATCAAGACCAAGAACATAGGAGTAAAAAATGGCAACAGCAAATGCAGCGACCACCTTTTTAGAGAATAGACTTTTAAGTTTAATCTTCAAAAATAATGCGGCATCATTTAGTTCACCGGGAGATAATATTTTTGTTGGATTAGCTACGGCAGTATCTAACTTTAATGATTCAACTGGTGAATCTGGAGATCCTACAATAACAGAAGCAACCTTTACTAATTATGCAAGGCAACAAGTTGCAGCTTCTGGGTGGACATTAACCACAGAATCTGCAAATACACAAAGTTGCACTAATGCAGCTAACATAGAGTTTCCAGCATCTGGGGGTACAAATAATACAATTACTCATGTTTTTGTAGCAACTCATGTAAGCAACTCACTGGACGTTGTAGGCTCTGGTGGTAATGTACTTTTTATAGGGGCATTAGATGCCAGTAAAACTATAGCAAGTGGCGACATATTTAGAATAAATGCGGGTAACTTAACAATAGAGTTGAAGTAATGGCTTTAGTATTAAACGACAGAGTAAAAGAAACTACAACCACAACTGGCACTGGTACACTTACATTAGCTGGTGCAGTCACTGGATTTGAAACTTTTGCTGCTGGTGTTGGAAACAGTAATACTACATATTATGCAGTTACATTGCCCGGTACATCAGAGTTTGAAGTTGGATTAGGCACACTTAGTGGTGACTCTAGCACGATAGCCAGAACAACAATTATAAGCAGTTCAAATAGCGACAGTGCAGTTAATTTTAGTGCTGGTACAAAGACAATTTTTTGTACAATACCCGCATCTAAGTCAGTATTTTTAGATGCTAGTGGTAATGCTACATTAGGAGCAGATTTATCTGTTGGTGATGATTTAACTGTTTTAGGTGGTGTTATTGATTTTAAATCTAATAGTGGATCACCAGCATCTTTAAAAATGTATTGCGAGTCCTCTAACGCTCACTTTCAAACATTACAACCCCAACCACATTCTGCTAGTGCGAGTAATACATTAAGACTTCCTAATAGTGGAGATAGCGGCACACAAGATTTAGTTGCTGTAGATATTACACAAACGCTTACTAATAAAAGTTTAACTGCACCTACTATAACTGGTACTGCAACTATGGCAGATTTGGATATATCTGGAGATGTGGATGTAGATGGAACTTTAGAAGCTGATGCAATTACAGTAAATGGAACTGCATTAAACACAGTTATTGCAGGTGTGACTGTAACTAATGCTACCAACGCAGCACATGTAACAGTTACAGATAATGAAAGCACGAATGAAGAAAATTTAATTACATTTGTTGAAGATGCGACATCTAGTACTGGTAATGTTGGCTTAGAGATGGATGGTAACTTAACTTATAATCCAAGCACTGGCACAGTTACAGCCACAATATTTAAAGGTAATATAGATGCTGTAGATGGTGACTTTGATGGCACATTAGAGGCAGATGCTATTACACTTAATGGAACAGCAGTTACAGCAACTGCCACATTATCAACTGGTATATCAAATGGTAATGTATTAGTTGCAACAAGTGGTATTGCGGATAATGATTTTTTGAGAGTTGATGGTACGAGTATAGAAGGCAGAAGTGCCTCTGAAGTATTGTCGGATATAGGTGCAACAAGTGCTTCGGCAGCAGCAGATGAGGC